TTGCATCATCAATGGTGGTTGCGTTAGGATCAACAAGGAAGTTACGTGGATTGATAGGTTTTAAGTCTACCGATACTCTATAGTTAGTGTTAACACCAATCATAGCCAATCCAGGCTGTGCTGTAGGTTGTGTTGCTGGTGTTAGACTCTTCTTTTGTTTGACAATGACCTCACCGATACCAGTACCGTAGATCTCTGCTAAGGTCATGATCTGACCAATGTTCTTACGTACTTTATCTTTCTTGAAATCTTCGGACAACAAAGACTTCATCTTCTCAACATCAGTCTTATCCTGATCGCTGATGTCATCGCTGATGTCAAAGAATACACCTTTAGCGAACACAGCTTCTTCAAGATCAGCTTGTTTGTTATCTACTGCTTGCTGTAGGGCAGGGCTAATAAGCCTTGAACGCTCAGAATCCCTTGTTTTATCTTCATCAGCATAAAGACCTCGCCAGAGACGCTCATACTCATCCCAGCGATCCATGTAGTTCTCATCCCTGTAGTTACGCCAGTCATTACAGCGATCCATGACGAAGGCTACTAAGGCATTCTGAGGTGTGATTTCAGATTCAAATTTCATTGTCACCAACCTATTGTTGTGTCTAGGACTTCGTACTCTTCTTCATTCAAGTTCTGATTCCAATCTGCTACCTGTATTTGATCAATGTAACTAACAGCATCTATTAAGTCATCATGAGTCTTGCTATCAGGAAACTGCATCAGTTGGTCTATAAACTTGTTATTCCAATCAGCTTCTTTCAGTACAATCCTACCATGTTCAAATCGTCCTTGTAGTGACCAAACAATCCTATCTGTCTTCTTCTTATTACCGTGTGTTAACTCTTCAATACGAGGATAGTAGTTCAATCTCCTCATCAGATCATTCATGTAAGGCATTACTGCATTCTTCAATGCACCTTTCTCAATACCTACAGCATTGACTCTGTAGTCCTTAGCAGCCTTTAATATCCTCACTGCTGTTTCTCGGACATCCCATCTACCATACTGTATGTCAGCTACCCACCAACCTTTAGTGTTAACCTTAACAATGGCTATCGCTGTTTCATCCAACTTAGAGTTTTTCGTCTTGTTAACCTGAGATGAATCCGTAAAACCACATAGATCCACCGCAATGAAGTAGTTACCATCCTCAGGTTCTTCGTCAGTAATTTTAATCCATTCATCTTTGAAGATCTCCGACTGTGCAGCCTCAAACGATGCCATGAACTCTTGTCTGAAAGCAAAGCTAGACATTGATCCTCTAGCAGCTTCAATCTCTTCAGGGTCTAACAATGGATTATCAAAGCTAGTGAAGTGCCATGCCTTGTAATGCTGATCCTTACCACTATCACCTAGTTTGTACAGTTCATAGAAATGATTTCTACCCATTGGTGTTCCTATGAACATTGCTCTACCCTTCTGATCCGCTAAAGCAGGTCTAAGGATTTGTTCGAACACCTGTGGTTTCATGTCTGCATACTCATCCATCACTAAGTATTTAAGACTAACACCACGCATTGTCTCTGGTCTATCAGCACCCTTTAGCGATATCATTGCTCCATTCACCAACGTAATCTGCATGTTATTTACATGACTACCTTTGATGACTGGATGTCCTAGCTCTAACAGCGTAGTCCACATAATATCTCTAGCTTGTCCCTGCGTTGGTGCTACATACCAGACATGACCTTTATCAGTCTGTAGAGCCTCTATGATCAGTGTCCAAGCTGCTAACCTTGACTTACCTGTACGTCTACCAGCAGCGATGATCTTAAACCTTACAGGGTCTTTGAAGACCTCTTGCTGCCACGGTAGTAACTTAACTTGTAGATCCATCGTCTTCTTCTTCGTAGTCTATCAAGGTAGTTTCTACTTCAACAGGTTCATGTTCAATCATCTCTACTGGATTATCATTCACTCCAGTGATGTTGATGGTAATGGCTCTAGAGCCTCCACCAGCACCTTTATCCTCAAAGTAACTTACTGGCAACATCCTATCAACACATAACTTCAGCGCTGCCATCTGATCCTTATCCTCATCATTAAGAGCCTTATGCACTATCTTTCTGATGATAGCCTGTGAGTGTGTCAGCAACAGTGAAGCTGTTAGTTCTTTAATCCTTGCTGCTTCACCAGGAGGTCTACCTCTTTTAGGCCTCTTAATGTACTTCTGTACTTCTTCCTTCTTAGGTCTTCCTCTTTTTCTTTTTTTCGCAGGCACTTTCTTTTCTTCATTGACTGCCACGACATCCTGGCTGACCGATGAAGGTAGCGAACAAAGATCAGATATAACTTCAGTTTTAATTTCGGACATCACTACCTCTATATAGTTTCTCTGCCGGAAGGCAGGACTGTAAGGTGTATATAATTTTATGTATCTACAATGTAGTGTATGACGATAAGTTATATGTCTACTATTATTTAGTTTTTATACGATGTTTTGTTCATAGCCTACATAGAAGTATCTATTCTAGCATATTTTTAAGAGTTTGTCAAGTTATTTCTTCATATTCAGTGCAGAATCTGTGTTTGAACCAGTGCAGATTCAGTGCAGACTACATATCAATCAAGGCTTTAGCGGGACTCCATTAACATGGTGTCATAGGCTCCGCAGAGGCTTTATAGATAACCTATTGATTCTTAAGAGATTTCTTAATAGTAATAGATTATCATTAACATTGTCTATTTTGCTCTTTTTTGTGGCTATAGAGCACCACAACAATCTACACCACAACTCTACCCCTCCCCCTATGTCGTATACTGTATACAGAATACAGTGGAGATACTGCAAGATAGCAGCAAGATAGTGTAAGTTAACGTAAGTTACTGCATAGGCTGTGCAGTCTGTGCTGGTTGCTGTGTAGGCTGTGCAGATGGAAAAGAGTAGCTGTGAAGCAGCCTACAATGACACTTGGTTGATCCTACAATGACACCTACAACGACACCTAAGACTGTGCAGTCAGTGCAGTGCTCACGTGAAACGTTGTAACACTACCGTTCATCCTGGGTTATTGTCCGTTCATCCAGATAGATGCAAAAGTCTATTGAAATATGTTCGGAAAGTCTATAAGATGGTTTTCATCGCAACCAACAAAGGATTAATCAAATGAAAATCGAACTAGATCACGTTGAAGCTCTTAGAATCCTGGAAATTCTACACGACCTGCATAAAATGACTATGGACGATTTAACCGACCCAAAAACAGTAGGATCGATACAAGCAAAAGCTTTTACATCATCTTTGGATGTTCGCCACGCACTATATAAAACAACAAAGAAGTAGTGTCCTACTTACAATACCTTACAACCTAGGGCATTGTTGGAAGTACACTAAGCTTCAATCAACCAACCACAAAGGATTAACTATCATGCGCCTACGTGTAGATCATGCCGCATTGTCTCAAGCCATTACGATACATAAGAAAACTGTACGTATGGTGTCCGATTATGAGCATAGGCTATTAAAGCCGGTATCCTACAATGATAAGCTTGGCAATGGCAGCAAAACCATTACCAAAGGCGCATGGAAGGGTTTTCCAGTGTATTCCCTTACACTCGAGGAAAGGTCCACATGTTCACGCACTTGCCAGCAATGGGCTAACTGTTTTGGTAATAACATGGCCTTTGCACATCGTATCAAGCCGGACGACCCTGATCTGTTAATGCTTAGATTGTCTGACGAGCTTTCGCACTTATCCAGTGTACACCCTGAAGGTTTTGTCGTACGCTTGCACATACTAGGCGATTTCTTTAGTGCATCATACGCTCAGTACTGGGTTGACGCATTGCTAGAGTATCCTGCACTTAGAGTATTCGGTTATACCCATAGGTCCGAACAAGATATTATGGATGTTATCCGCTCAGGGTTACAGAATAGCCGAGCATGGATTAGATTCAGTGACAAGGGCGGTATCATGTCTGCTAACGTTAACGGCGAGGGTATACAATGTCCTGAGCAAACCGGCAAAACTCAATCATGCATGACATGTGCACTTTGCTGGTCCACTACCAAACCCATTGCATTTAAGGAACATTAATGGAAAACTTTAAGATTGTCGGTTATCTAGTCACGTACTATCTAAGCCTGGAGGGTGGCTTAGAACACTTGGATAGGTTCGATACGTTGGGTGAAGCGGAAGATTTCGTTGATCGTTTAGAACCTGAGGAGTATTGGATTAACCCCATTGTAGACTTATCCGGAGAATAGACTATGAGATCTAATGACCTTTTATTGATCCTTGGTGGTAGTGCTTTCGGTGTATTGTTTGCTATACTTATTTTTTTAGGGGTTTAACATGTATTGGTGCGATTCTTATGGACTCATTGAGCTTAATATCACTAAAAAACAAGCTCATATAGGTTATCATCAAGGTCAATGTGATAACGACATTAAAGATCTTAGGGATCTTCCTACTATCAAAAAACAGTTAGACAAGCTTAATCCTGATACTGTGGCCCGTGTTTTAAAAGACTATGGTGCATGGGATGCTGATGATTTATCCGACCATGATGATAACCTTGATCGCCTATTGTGGATTGCTTGCGGTGATATTGTAGAAAACAACGCTTAGGGAAAGACTGAAACATGATTCAGCTATACTTTAATGGCAAACCCTGCGAGATAGTCAGTAGGGACTGTACAGACGGTACTGTGTGCATCAGATACGCTGCTGATCATCCGCATTGGCCCTTCCCTAATTATACTTGGGTAGATCCCAGAGTATTGACTAAGCTTAGGCAGTCTAAACAGTCTAAACGATTAGAGGCTCTACAAGGCGTTGAAGATGCTCTAATGTAGGGTGATAGCACCAAGACTGTTTTAATCGCTTGTAAGCCTGTTTTAATCGATTCTAGAGGGTATTCTATGACTAAAGATATGTTAGATGAGTTACTGTACTTAATCGAGCTCCAAATCAAGGCTAACATTGCCATTGCATTAGGTCATGCTGATGCTGCGGACAAAGAAGCAGAGAAAGAGCATGTTCAATACTATCGACTTGTTTCGTTGATTGACTCTATGAGGGATGATCTAAAGTGAAAAAGACTACCTTTGAGCGATGGCTTGAGAAAGTAGACATGAAAGGTCCTGATGATTGTTGGGAATGGTTAGCTGCTAAAGATAGTCAGGGCTATGGTCAAATTAAAAGCAACAAAAAAGATACACGCGCACACAGGTACGCTTACGAACACTACAAAAACAATGGACACCCTGTACCAAGTAACCTTCACGTGTGTCATCATTGCGATAATCGTGGTTGTGTTAACCCTAGCCATTTGTTTTTAGGAACCGCTAAAGACAATACACAAGATATGATAAAGAAAGGAAGACATCGTTTTCCAAAAAAACCTAAGAAACACACTGATGATGAGGTAATTAAGATACGCTCAGATTATGGTTCTGGTTTATCGCAAAAGGAAGTAGCAGAGTTAAATAACACAAATAAACAAGCCGTGTGGAAAATAATTCACCACAAACTACCCTATGAAAGGTAATAAAGATGAGATGCTTATCATGCAATGAAGCCTTAAGCGATTACGAAGCCTCCAGGCGTAGTGTTCGAACACACCAGTACATTGACTTATGCAATGGATGTTTCAAGTATGTACGTGATGAAATAGCTGCTGTTGGCAATGTACGCTTGATCAATGAAGGAGATGATGACATTGTAAGCAAACGTAACATTGATGAAGAATGACTTGACAACTTTGTTTTTCTCTGATACCCTAAATCTATATAGGCTATGTAGGCTACTTAGGCTATGTACTAAGTATATACTATGTACTTATATTTAATATATACTTAGTACTTAGTCTAAATAGTCTATGTACAGTAGGGCTTAACATAAGGATTGTTCGAAATGTACCCTGATGATGAGTTTTTACCTGATGAAGCCTTTGACTACACTAAAGGTGAGTATGATGATATGCACGAAGACCACAACATCAATGATGTCTTAAATCGTTTTGTTCGCTTATGTCAAGAGTATGGGTTTTACTTTATGATGAGACAACTTACTAAGGCTTTGAATGCTAAAGGATTCAACGTATGAAGATATTTCTTGTGTATGATCCACCACCAATCCCAGTTAGGTGTTTTGATTATAGGGCTTACCCAGAATCTTATGAGCCTGGAATGCCTTATGGTAGAGGATCAAATGAGGAAGATGCTATATACGATCTCTTAGACCATTTAGATTTAGATTATTGTACACCTATAGAGGTGACCTATGATTAAGCCACGCAAGCGCAAGGTTAACCCCTACATAACCTACCTAGAGAATCATGGCCGCCATGCCACCTTAGAACAGCTCCTAGAGGCATTCCCTAACAAGACCTCTAAGCAGATCAGAGACTCAATGTCTAAGTTAGTTGATAACTACACTGTTGATAGGGATATCAGGAAGGATGATCACCAATACTTGATATCGTACTCACTAGGTGGATACAACACCAGGGACAATACTGGTATCTGTTGGCATAACCCTTTTAACATGAGGACAGCATGAGCAGAGAAGCTATGCAGATGGCGTGTGATGCCATGAGCAAAAAAACAGGAGGGCCAGCGTTTCCAAGGACGCAGTGGCCTAATGAAACTGGAATGACCCTGCGCGATTACTTTGCGGCAAAGGCAATGCAAGCACTGGTGCAGGGAAATTATTTTGATGTCACCGCGAAGCAGGCTTACATGATGGCAGACGCCATGCTGAAAGCGAGGTAATCATGAGCAGAGAAGCTATGCAGCAAGCGCTGGAGGCGTTGGAGTTATATCAAAGCAGGATGTGCGTTCAAATGTTTGACGAAGCCATCACCGCCTTGCGCCAAGCACTGGAAGAAAAACGAGAGCCGGTTGGCTACTTCAGCGTCAACGATTACGGGCGTTGGGAAGAAAACGAAGGTACATATGGTGAACCCCTCTACACCGCACCACCAAAGCAATGGGTTGGGCTGACTGATGAGGAGATTGATGACTTAAGTTATCTGTCCCAGAAAATTGATGCAAGTAATGCAGCGTGGTTTGATCGTTGGGGATTCGCACGAGCCATTGAGCAAGCCTTGAAGGAGAAGAACAAGTGGTAAATATCGTAGTAGGACTACGACTCAAGCTAAAGGAGAAAACCAGTGAACTACTTAGCCACGCATGTTGGCTGTGATGATTGCGGATCTAGTGATGCGTTGTCTGTATCTGTTAATGATAAAGGGGAGACTTGGTCACACTGTTTTGCTTGTGGTACGAATACGAAAATATCTGAAGATGTTGATAACTTCAGGCAAAAGCATACAAAGTCTGCTAAGGTGATTCCAATGCTAGATGGTAAGTATCAGTCCATACCGCTAAGAAACCTCTCCAGAGATGCCTTAAAAGCCTTTGGTGTCATGATCACTGATGAAGGTGGTGTAGCTTTTCCCTACTGTGATGCTGATGGTAAGGTCACTGCATACAAGGTAAGACATGATGCAATGAAGACTGATTGCACCATCAAAGGTGATTGGTCTAAGGCTACTTTGTTCGGACAGCATTTATTCCCTAAAGGTGGTAAGAGCATTACCATCACTGAAGGTGAGTTTGATGCTGTTGCTGTGTATCAAATGAATGGTATGCGGTATCCAGTAGTAAGTATACGTAACGGAGCACAATCAGCAATTAAGGACTGCAAGGACAACTATGAATATCTTGACTCTTTTGAAACCATTGTTATCAGCTTTGATGCTGATGAAGTTGGTAAGCAAGCTGCTACGAAGGTAGCTGATCTATTCGGTGCTAAGGCTAAGATAGTAAAGCACAGGCAACCACACAAGGATGCTAACGATTATCTCAAAGATGAGATGATCAAGGAGTACATCCAGGACTGGTTCGCTGCTGAGGTCTATGTACCTGATGGGATCATCGAAGGATCAAAGCTTTGGGAAGAGATCAATACACCAGCCATTAAAGCCTCTTGTGACTATCCTTGGGTTGGATTGAATGCTTTGACCTATGGCATACGTAAAGGTGAGCTGGTGACGTTTACAGCAGGATCTGGGCTGGGTAAATCACAGGTACTAAGGGAGATCGTTTACCACATCTTATGTAAGACTGAGGACAACATTGGGTTAATGTTCCTGGAGGAGTCTACTGTTCGCACTGCCAAAGGTATTATGTCTATCCATGCGAACAAACCACTACATCTACCTGACACAGCGTACACTGATGAGGAGTTTAGAGATGCCTTCGAACACACTCTTGGCACTAATAGGGTTTATCTTTTTGATCATTTTGGGAGTACATCAATTGACAACATACTATCAAGAGTCAGATTCATGGCTAAAGGACTCGGATGTAGCTTTGTTGTGTTGGATCATATTAGTATTGTCGTCAGTTCTGGCGATGTTGGCGATGAACGTAAAGCATTAGATGAGATCATGACCAAGCTTAGGATGATTGTGCAGGAGACAGGCATAGCACTGTTGATTGTCAGCCATCTTAAGAGACCAGACGGTAAAGGCCATGAAGAAGGAGCAGCTACTTCACTAGGTCAGCTTAGGGGATCTGGTAGCATTGCACAGTTGTCCGATATGGTGATCGGTATGGAAAGGAATGCACAGCATGATGATGAACGTGAACGCAATACCACCAGGATTAGGGTACTCAAGAACCGCTTCAGCGGTGTCACAGGTCCAGCCTGTAACGTATACTACAGCCACTCAACAGGAAGGTTATCAGAGGTCACACAAGATGAAGACTTATGAAGATTTGAAAGAAGATACCAAACGATTTGCTTTACAGCAGATACGTACAGGGTCTACAATGGGTGAGGTAGTTTGTTCGTTCGAAGAGATTATCAATGAGATCAGAAAAACATCAGACTACGTAGAGGCTATGCAAGATGCTAACAGGAGACCGTAATGGCTGATGTACAAAGTATTGAAGAACATGAGGATGGTACAGCTACACTACACTTGGATCTAACTGATGAAGAGATTAAGATACTTATCAGTTGGGGTATCAAAGAAGCAATTAAGTTAGCTATTCATAGAGAAAAGAACTTTGACTGGGGTCTGAACAATGAAGCAAACACTTAGAGATATGATGAGCCAATGCTGGAACAACCGCATGGATTGCGAACGCTTTGACTTTGAGAAGTTTGCTGAGATGGTGGCTTTCCAAGCCAGTGAAGAGAGGTTAGATCGCTGTATCGAAGCCTTGGAGAGAAGAGGTTACGCTGATGCAGCAGACATCATCAGGGGAGAAGGTTAATGTGGGTAATGGATAGGCTGTTAGCTGACCACGCAGATCTAAAGAAGAAGTATGATACACTGCTAGAAGACTATCAGAAACTGGTACATAAATATGAAGAGCTTAGTGCTGGACATCGAAACAGACATGAAGCAGACTGTTATCTTCTGCGTAGTCACGAAGGATCTGACAACAAGTGAGGTGGTATGTCATACTCATCCAAGTACACTAAAGCCTCTTATAGAGGATTGCGACACAGTGATCGGACACAATCTAATCAGCTTCGACGGTTACCACCTTCGGAGATTGTGGAACATTACGATACCACTCAAGAAGGTCTCCGATACGCTCGTGCTGTCGAGGCTATGGAATCCCAGTATCGAAGGAGGACACAGTCTAGAAGCATGGGGGAAAAGATTAGGGAATCACAAGATTGAGTTTCAAGACTTTACTGCTTTGACACAAGAGATGATTGATTACTGTATCCAAGATGTTAATCTCACTGGTGAACTTCATCGTAAACTATGCACAGAGTTGAAGGACTTTTCACCACAAAGTATTGACATCGAACATACGGTACAGTTTATTGTTGCACAGCAGGAAAGACATGGATTCAAACTTGATATACCACTATGTACTTCATTTGTCTCTGATCTTAAGACAAAGTTATCTGACATTGAGGAGAACCTACAGACTATATTCCCACCGATCATTACGGAACGTGTTAGCGAGAAAACCGGAAAGAAGCTAAAGGATCATGTTGAAGTGTTTAACCCAGGCTCTAGAGATCAGATAGGACGTAGACTGATATCTTTAGGGTGGAAGCCTGATAAGTTCACTGAGACAGGTAAGCCAATGGTTGATGAGGTTATCCTGTCTAAGCTATCATATCCAGAGGCTAAGGCAATGGCTGAGTACCTACTTATTCAGAAGCGTATAGCACAGGCTACATCATGGCTAGAACACGTTGCTGATGATGGTAGGGTACATGGTAAGGTTATCACTAACGGTGCTGTCACAGGGCGTATGACGCACCACAGCCCTAACATGGCACAGGTTCCTGCTGTCAATGCTGACTACGGTGAAACATGCAGACAAGTATGGACTGTAGATCCTGGTAATGTCTTAGTTGGTTGTGATGCTTCAGGGTTAGAACTGCGTATGTTAGCTCATTACATGAAAGATGATGAGTACACTAAGGAGGTGATCAATGGGGATGTCCACACTAAAAACCAACTCGCTGCTGGTCTTGAGAGTAGGGCGCAAGCAAAGACGTTTATCTACGCCTTTCTCTATGGAGCAGGGCCAGCTAAGATTGGATCAATTGCTCAAGGGAGCGCCGAGGAAGGAAAGAAACTCATCACCCGCTTCCTTAAGAATACGCCAGCTCTCAAAACACTTAAAGATAAAGTTAGCAGGTATGCAGAGAAAGGGTATTTACCTGCCCTTGACGGTCGTCGATTATGGGTACGGTCGGAACACGCAGCACTTAACACGTTACTTCAAGGAGCTGGTGCGATCTCGATGAAGCAAGGTCTGATCCACCTACACGAGTCACTGAAGAAACATAAGATACCTGCACACTTTGTGGCTAACGTCCATGATGAATGGCAGATAGAATGTCCTAAGCAGTACGCTGATGATGTTGGTAAACTCGCTGTAGCAGCTATTGAGAAGGCTGGTGTTACCTTGGGTTTACGTTGTCCTCTAACGGGTGAATACAAAGTAGGAAACAACTGGAAGGAAACACACTGATGATTACCAACTTTGATGAGATGGATTCTCTTGTCGTAACTATTAAGATAGGAAAGGATGATGCTGGTTATGTAACAATGGATGTTGAGAGTGATAAGTTAGTATCTAACCGTATGATGTTGGCATTGCTACACTCTATTGCTGAATCAGCTACAGAATCAATGATGGCTGAGATACAAAGTAGAATTTTGCTTGACAAATTTAAGATGCACTGATAAACTGTTACTGTATTTTCACTGAGGAAATTAACATGGAACAAAAACCTGTACGTATTGAAGCAACCTTGATGTGGCCCTTCCTTGATAAGCCTAACGATATGTCTGGTAAGTATCAAGTGGATCTGACTAACTTGTCAGACAAGGCTGTTAAGGCTTTGGAAGATATGGGTATCTCTGTTCGCAACAAAGAAGGTAAAGGCTTTTACATTACCGCTAAGAGCAACCATGAGATCAAAGCATTAGATAAGAATGGTGAACAAGTCTTAGCTCATATCGGTAACGGTACAAAGGCTGTGTGTGTTATGGGTTCATACTCATGGACGTTTAAGAACAAGAAAGGTGTATCACCTTCGCTGAAGAAGCTAGTGATCACTGACTTGGTTACTTACAGTGCACAGCCTAAGCAAGACGAAGAAGAAACAGAAGACGTACTGTAATGAAGCTAATGCCAATCATTGATGGTGACATTCTCTGCTACCGTGTAGGCTTTGCCTGTAACGAGGAAACAGAGAAGGTTGCTATCAGAACGATGGCAGACATGTTGGAGGAGCTGATCTTTATTGAACTCTCCTCTAACATCCATGTCGGTTACTTAACTGGTAAGGACAATTACAGGCATGACATCGCTAAGACAAAACCCTACAAAGGAAACAGAAAGGATGCGCCTAGGCCCGTACATCTTCATAGCCTTCGTGAGTATCTTATTACTGCTTGGGACTTCAGAGTGGCTAATGGACAAGAGGCTGATGATGCTATTGGAATCCATGCCACGCTAACTAGGGATAACTCAATCATTGTATCCATTGACAAAGACTTAGACATGATCCCTGGTCATCACTACAATCCTGTAAAGAAGGATCATTACTACGTGAATGACAAAGTAGCTATCAAGAACTTCTATCGTCAGGTCCTTACTGGTGACAAGGTAGATAACATCGAAGGATTACGTGGTATTGGTCCTAAGAAGGCTGACAAGATCCTAGGTGACTTTGATACTGATTTAGCCATGTATGAAGCTGTCCTGAAGGCTTATGA